TTCTGTGCTTGGGCTCTCTGATGGGTTACCTAAACCGATGTCAGGGGCATCTGCTACACTTTCCTCTGGCATTGATTCTCCTGTCGTGTTACATTGTGTGCGTGCGCTCGTTATTGCACGTTGTTACCGCCGTGTGGGGTTTGCAGACCCTGCACGGCTTTTTTATTACAGCATAATGTCCGTCTTACCTTGCGCCATAGCCTTCTTCGCGGTATCGAAATCTCCCCACGATATGCTTGGCTCTATAGATTGCTCTTTATCGGCTTTCCAATCTGCGTGCTTCTCTTCTTCGCTCCATTTGCGATTACCACCCACTGGATCACTGGACTCTTCCCACCCATACCGCTTCATCAGTTCCTTCTTGTGGCTGTATGATTGGATCACCTCCCCGGCTTGTGGGTGCCACTTCCCATACATTCCTGAGTGGTCACTGTGTATCTGTGCCTTGCCAAACTGATCAAATACCTGCTCACTTGCACGCTTGCCACATCCTCCGCACTTGCGCACTCTTGGCACCTCTGCACTGCGGAAGATCAAGTCACGTTCTACGTGTTGGCACTGGGTGCATTTAAAGTCGTGTATTGGCATATTATCCCTTTACCGTCTGCTCTACTGTATTAGCGGTTTGCTGTGCGTTGCTCTGCACCTGACCAATAAGGTCATCGGGGCCACTCTCTGCGCTTACAGGCCCACCACTACGGCCTGCCTCTTGTTGCAGTGCTTGCTGATGCGCTTGTGTGTGCTGATTCGCAACCTGCAAAACCTGTTGTTTAAGCATAGGTGGTAATTGTGCAAACTGTGGGTGACGCTGAATAGCGTTTGGGTTCTGCAACTGTATGTGTGTATCGTGATCCTCACCTTGCGTAACACCTGGGTCGTGCTGTGCTGAGAAGAACATCTGTATCTCAAGCTCTGCAGCCTTTGCAGCGTCTACATTGCTTTCGGGCTTCAACAGTTTATCGGGGTCCACTTCACCGTGTGCGCGGATCACCATCTTATCAAGCTCTATCTGATCTACATTGGGTGACTGTCGCAAGAAGTTCACCATACTCAACGCCTTGTCCTTCTGCATCGATTCATAAAGCACGTTCATTGAACCTGCCGCGATATTGATATTGTAAACACCGCGCAGCATCCACGATTTGAGCGTTGCGTCTATCATCTGAGCACCTTGCACGCTTGTAAGGCGCATATTGTGGGCCGTTGGTGCATAGCGGTCATCACTCAGGATCGTGAACATATTACGAATAACCCAGATATAGGCATCCTCAATAGGCTGTTGGTTAAACTCACGGTTTAGCTGTGTCTCACTTGCGCTTAGTGCGGCCTCTGTCGCTGTGCCAGGGTTGCTGTTTGAAGTCGTGCGCACAATCTCCGATTCATAGCGCAACATATCTTGCTCAATGCGTATCTGATCGCTCGGAATACTGCCCCACCCTAATTCACGCAATGAATCTATCTGATCCAACACCAACAACTCGCCATCTTCGGGGTTCTTCAGCTTGTTCGCCAAGTCTGGGTTGTTGTCAAGCTCTGCGCGTGTGGTAATTGCCATACGCTTGAACCTGTCCAGCACGTCCATTCTACGACTGACACTCTTGATGATCGCGTTTTGTATCGGGTTCTCATACGCCATCATCGGCTCAGGGTAGAAATCGTCTGACGTGTCGAAGCATATCGAGAAAAACGGGAAGCCACCCTCAACCAAAAACTTCTTGCGAGCCGTAACACCTTCAGCACCCGTAAGCCGATCAGCCAACGCCAACAAGGGCCGCCCTGTGCTTGGGTCCGGCCTATTCTCTACCACCTCTGCCAAGAATGGGTGCTCAATATCTTCAATGGGTTGCTCAATGCCTTCAACAAAGCATATTCTACGTTGGTTTATCCTGTCGTGGACCTCGTAAAGTTTGACGGTGCCTGCAAGTCTGTGGGCTTCTGCCAACACCTCACGCATCTCGCCATCGTCTTTATCATCTTCATCACCATCAAAGGGCTTGGCCGTGCCGGTGCGCCTGTCGTTCTTCAAGCCTTTAAGCTGCGTCACTGAACCACTGAAACGCGGATCGGCAATAAGTGACTCAAGCTCAGGATACATCACCTCAATGATATATCGCGCACTGTGCATATCTTCTGCGGAAGTCAGTGGATCAATCAGTATGTTCTCAGGCTTCACACGGCTTACAAATGTAAAATCATCGGGCATCTTATCAGAGCCGATATATGGCGCCACCACGCCAGTTCTGTTGCTGTGGCCAATCTTGAGCCATCCACGCGAGCAAAAAAGCGTATCAAATATGGCGTGCTGCATACGTGACTTGACATCCATAATCTCAAGGCCATCGTTTGCGAAGTCCTCAAGAATATCTGACGCATTGCGCAACACTTCACCACTCAACGGATCAGCTGGATCGTCCTCTGCTTGCAAGAATACGTGTGGGTATCTAAACGCCACAGAAGCAATGGCCTCACGCACAATCTTGTAGAAGCGTGATATAATCACTGGATCCTTGACACCTTTTACCTCAAACTTTGTGCCCAAGCGTTCCTTAAGCTCATTCCACCGCTTCACTCGCGGTTTATGAGCGCGCTCACACATTGCAATGGTGTCTTTCCAGTATTTGATCTTATCCAGTTCCACTTACGCAAACTCCCCAAACTTCGGTTGGCCCAACTTTGCTATCTGTGACTTTATGAACTCCGGTGAATCAAAGGCCGTGCTTGCCTGTCGTCGCGGCACCGTGCCTCTGTGCATATCGTCCAACATTCTGCCAAACAAACTTAATACGTCCACCTGGTCATCGTGTGTGCCTGAAGGGAAGCGCAGCGTTTCGTGTATCAAATCGGTGGTCCAGTGCGCATCTCTCGGAAAGAACACCTTGCCCATTGCCATACGGCCTCTAAAACTCTGCGCTCGCGTTGCCTTATCCCTGCTCGATACGAGTGGCTTTCTCACCACATACACTTTGCGCTCACGCATACGCTTATCGAGAAACGGGCCCACACCTTTAATGATCTGCCCTTGTTCCTCTATCCATATCAAGGGCCGGTGCTTGGCCATCATATCAATGGCAACCTCTACCCACGTCAAGCTGTCCGTCTGTTCTCGCCACCAATCCAGCACATAGATATTGTCATCAGGATCAATCCCGATAACTCCGTGGACGGTATAATCACCACCATTGGCGGTTACTGCGTAATCTGAGGCACCATAGATTCTTAAATGCTTTGGTATCTCATCGTAATACTTTACCCACTCACGCTTGAAGTAATCACCTTCGTCTGGCGTGGGTTGTTGTTGGTAAAGGGCTGACCACTCTCTGGGGCCAATGGTAGATCGTATCTGCTCTAACGCCTCAAGGTTGTACCACTCCGGCCACAACGGTTTATCTTGATCTATCGCTTTGAGCGTCACAACTTCCCACTGATCACCTTCGTGCTCCAACAGTCTGCCGGCTAAATCGTCATCGTGCCACCGTGTCATCACCAAAACAACAGCACCATTCGGCATCAGTCGTGTGAACGCTGTTGATCTGTACCAATCCCACACCTTATCACGATACACTTCACTGTCGGCATCTTCTCTATTCTTTACCGGGTCATCTATTACAAGTAGATGAGCACCACGTCCTGTTATTGCTCCACCAACACCGGCTGCGACGTATGAACCACCCTCACTGGTATTCCACCGGTGCTTTGCCGTGCTATCCGGTGCCAAGCTGACACCAAAAGTCTCTTTAAACTCTGGATCTGATACCAGGTTTCGCACTTCACGGCCAAAGTGTGCAGCCAACTCTTGCGCATAGCTTGCACATATAATCTCTTTATCTGGATAATTGCCAATGAACCACGCAGGAAACTGTATGCTCGTCAGTTGTGACTTGCCGTGGCGTGGTGGCATAAACACCATCAATCGCTTGCACTCACCTTTTGCCACCCGTTCCAACTGTTGCGCCAATACCCTATGATGTGCAGCTACTTGATACCGGGGCATTGCTTGTAACGTATAATCAATTAGTGATATTTCATTGTACTGCTTCTTGGCTGCCTGCGCTGACGGCATCTGTTGGCGAACCGCCTGCGAGAAGGCCGAGAGCTCTGGTTGTCTTATCGTCAAGCACTTCGGCCAATCGTGCAATGTTGCCAGCGTCCTGTCTTTTAAGCCATTCATCGTCATCCAATAGTTTAGCTATCTTGTGCTGTGCCCTGATTCGCTCGGCCTGCAGCTCCCACAATGCACCAGATATATCTTGCACCAATTTCTCTATGCTATCTTTAGGTGTGGCATTTTCTGGCAATTTCTTCGCCCACTTCTCTACTGTGGTATGAGATACACCGTGCTTTTCGGCTGTTGCTCGTATTGTGTTGCCTGCTAATAAATACGCCAAGCACTCGACAACTTTATGTTGTGCATACGCCATATCTCACCAAAACAAAAAAAGGCCCATCAGAGCTTTTAACTCTGATGGGCCTA